CGACGAAGCGGGCGAGTATTAAAGTGGACTAGCTATGAGCTATCAGGACGACATGAGCAGTCTGGCCGATGCCGCGGCGGAAATGTACGGCGACAGCATGGAGCCGGTGACGTATCACGCCCGCAGCATCGCTGGAGCTTCTCCAGTCGATCATCCTAGCGTGCTTGTACGGTTGAAGGACTACCGCCTCTCTGCGCTGAACACAGACGTCATTTTGCCGACTGATCAGGAAATGCGTATCCAGACGAGTCTCATCACCTGGACGGTCGGTCCTGAGGACAGTGTAACGCGCGAGGACGGCAGCGAATGGAAAGTGGCTGGGCCGATCCGGGGAGGCAAGCGCCATCCCTGGTACAAGTTCAATATGCGCAAAGTAGGATGACATGGCCCTCATACCCGTCTTCCACCTCACGATTCCCCAAATCCCGCTGCTGGACGCGGCGCAGAGCCAGGCGATTCTCCGGCGCGAGGTGGGCACGGCGATGACGGGCATTGTCGAGCACATCGCGTCAGAGGCACGTGCACGGACTCCGGTCAACACCGGCATCTTGCGCGCATCGATCGGGACCCGGGTCACTGCCGGCATTGATCAGCGCGTACTCGTGCAGGGCGAGGTCTTCAGCGGTGCGCAGTCCCCCTATGCGAGCTATGTCGAAGAAGGGCGTAGACCTGGGAGCTTTCCGCCACGTGCACCGCTGGAATTGTGGGCACAAAGAGTACTTGGGGATCGGTCGCTCTGGTTCGTTATTGGGAGAGCCATAGCAAGGCGTGGTCTCCGCCCACGCCGCGTGTTTGCGCAGGCGCGAGAGCGGGTGCGCCCGACCATCGAACCTCGCTTGCAGGCCGCCGTAGACCGCGCGGCGCAGATCCTGCAAGGAGGCGCGCGGTGAGCACCACCAGCGAGCTTGAGGCGATTATTGGCGCCGTACAGGCCCGCATGCTGACGCTCTCGGGTATTACCCATGCCACCAACTATGAGCCCGTGCACCTCAAGGGCGTCGAGATTCCCACCAGCCTCAAGGTCAACAGCCTCATCGATTACTGGTATGTCGAGTGTCTGAACACGGGCGAGGCCTGGCGCACCAATGAAGAGGTGCTCTTGACGCATGAGCTGGCCCTCAAGGGCTATCGTGAAGTGGGCGATCCCAGCGTGACGGCGCCGGCCATGCGTGCCCTGACGTCGGCCCTCGGGGATCTCTTCCGCCAGCATTACCGCCTCGATGAGCCGGTCAACTTTGAGCTGCTCGGCCCGCTTCAGACACCCGTCCGTGGGCAACTGCTCGTGCTGGCGGAGACGTGGACGGTGCACCATAGTGAGTGTCGCCTGATCGCCACAGAGCGTGTGGTGTTGCCATCCCTCTAGAGGAGAAGCCTGATGGCTGAATTAGGTTTTACCGTTGGGTTTTTGACTATGGCGGGCACGGTCACCGAAGATACCTATGGCGTCGAGAAGCGCGTGACCGAACCCCTCGTCATCATCAGCGAGACGCTAAGCGCGTCCGTACCTCTGATCCAACCCCCGGCATTGGATGCCCGGTCCCAGCGGCGGCAAGGCCTCGCGGGCAACCTGACCATCGGGGGGGATATTGTCGTCCCGCTCCGCTACGGCGTCGGGCATCCGTTCTTCAAGAATTGGTTTGGCACCTATACCGCGAGCACGGGCTTGTATATCCATGCTGCGACCACGGCCGGCTTGAGCATGACCTTTGCCATTCGCAAGGGGGCCACGGTCTGGGCGTTTCTGGGGGTCAAAATCCACACGCTGGTGCTCAACGCCACGCCGGACCTTGTGCAACTCACGGCCAGCGTCTACGCGACGGACTACACCAAAGAGAGTGCGATTAACACGGATGCCGTGTTGCGCCGCCTGGTCGATCCGGCTGCAGACGTGCTCTACCGCCATTTTCGAGAGACGGACGGCCAGTCCAGCATCTGGATTGGGACCCAGGAAGATGCGCTCACGGTGCTGGATAAAATTGCCCCTGGAGACATCACGCTCACCCTAGGCCGTCCGCTGGATCAGGTGCAGACGAATGAAGGGTTGGCGGAACCGGCCGAAAACGATTATCCGCCGGTAACCTTCGCGGGCTCGCTGCCGCACCATAATAGCAATATCTGGGAAGAGTACAAACAAAACGCGACGGAACTGCAAGCGCGCGTGCGCTTCGTCCATCCCACCACCGGCGAGTTTAAGCTCATTACCTTGCCGAACGTGCAAGTGTCGGGCGATGCGACGGTGAATATTGGTGGGCCGGGCGCGGCGGCCCAGCCGATCAGCCTGACGGCCTCCGAAGCCGAGCGGGTGCTGACCTCGACGGGGATTTCTGCCGCGGCCGCTGACAATTCGCTCAATGTGACCCCGAGTGCCGGGACCGCCGCGACAGGGACGTTGACGCTGACCGGAGCGCCGACCGATGGCGAGACGGTCACGATTGGGGGGCGGGTGTATGAGATTGACACCGAGACCTTTCCGGGCACTGTGACCTCCGGCAGGGTACGTGTCGATCTGAATACCCAAGCCACGAAAGCCAGTCAGACGCTCACGATTGATACGCAGCCGACCGCCGCGGATACGTTTACCATCGGCACCAAAGTCTTCACGATGGTGGCGACCGGCACCGCCGACGCCAACGGGGAAGTCAACATCGGCGCGAGTCTGGCGGTCAGTCAGGCCAATATCGTCGCAGCGGTGAATGGCACGGACGCCTTTAATACGGCCCATCCTACCGTGACGATGGCCCCGTTTACGGCGAACCTGGCGGTGATCACTGCGAAGGCCGGTGGCACCGCAGGCAACGCCATTGCGACCACGGAAACGTTTACGGCCGTTACCAACGTGTTTGCGGGTGCAACGTTGGCCGGGGGGCTGAGTCCCACGGCGGACCAGGCCGTGACAGCCCTGGTGACCGCCATCAATGCCGATGACGAAGCCCTGGTCACCGCAGTCGATGGCGCAGGGAGTACGGTGGTCGTCACCGCCGAGTCCGTCGGGACCGCCGCCAACGCCTTTGCGACGACCGAGACGCTCGCCAACGGCTCCTGGGGCGCGGGGACCCTGACGGGTGGGGTGGATAAGGTCGAGATGCCCTACTGTGTGGCGGGTGCCCAACTCTGGGTGAGCGGCATGCTGGCCGGCAGTGGGGCGAACAATGGGGTAGCGGAAGTCGTGTCACGGACCACGGCCAAAATCATCATCAAGACCTTGGCGGCAGCTGGTGCACTGGGTGGGATTACGCTTGTGAACGAGTCGGCAGGCGCCACCGTGGAACTCGTGGCGCGCAGCCCAGACGTGATAATGCAAGAGACTGCTGCGTAGGAGGTGCTATGGTCACGGTACGCTTTCTCGGGCATCGGCCCCCCTATGAGGCCGGTGATTGTGCAGAGATGGACGAAGCGGAGGCGGAGGGACTGGAGCGCAAGGGGCTCGTAGAACTGGTGGACGATATGCCGCCAGCGCAGGGATGGGCCGCATTGACAGAGACAGAGCCGAGGAAGTGAGGGGACGCGGAGGGCAGGACTGAGTACCTGCATGTCTGTGCTTCAGCCGCGGCTTTACAGCACAGCACCGTCTAAGGCCGGTCACTTCGTCATCAAGTGGAGCCTCCGCTGTAAAAGTATAACATACATGCCCGGACTCAACTATGCTGGCTTCTCCTTTCTTGATGGTGCAATGGTGAGCAAGAGAGGCTGTACAGGGACCAGTGGCGGACCCGTATGCTTCTTAGAATTGCACGACCCACAGGCAGGAAGAATATTGTGCATCGTATGTGCACCACCATGGCTTAGAGGGGTAATGTGATCTTGCGTCAAGCGCTGCGATTTTTTTCCACAATAGACGCATCGATACTCATAGGCTGCTTTGATTTCACGCCATTGCGCGCGACTCAGGTCGTTACGAGGGGCCGCAGCCTTGCGCGCACGTCGGCGCGCACCAGAGGCAAGCGCATAGTCAGGATGCAACCGATAATAAGCACGGCCATATGCCAACAATGTCTCACGGCGCTTCGCCCAATATTGCCGCCTGTATATGCGTACCTTGTGGCGGTTCTTTGCGCGATAGGTCCGGTTGCGCTCTCGGCGCTCAGTTCGATGCGTTACGGTATAGATGTGATCGCTTTGCTTCCCTCGTTCTGGATATTTTATACGGTAGTTTCGATGCCAGGTGCGGAGATAGGCACGTCTTTTTTCAGGGTCTGCAAGTGCTTGCTTGTGTAATACATAACACTTGCGCGAACAATATTTGCAACCACGTTTACAGGCAGAGGGGTACAGAGAAAATGCTTTGCTGCATGCAGGATTTGGGCAGACAACGGTTGGCATAGAGAGCCCCTTACACAGGCGTTGTGGATGCGCCGGGCTCCCAGTGTGGTGTAAGCACACCAAGACTTGCGGGGCTGATCAGGCCCACCCGACAGCACTATACCATAGCATAGAGACAAAGTGTATGCCTGGGTTGAATTATGCTGGCTGGCAAAGAGAGCCTATAATTACTAGCCCTACATGGCCATCAGCGTCTACAAGTCTTATTACGCAACTCCTCCCGTTGGCGGCCCTTGCCCCTGTGCAAGGCGTCTCGAAGCAATTTCATACTGATGGCCATGGGCCAGTCGGTTTTAGCCAAGCAGACGTGGTAGCAATCGCTCCGCGTTTTCCGCTGGATTTGAGTTTACGTTATGGAGGGCTCGAATCCATTTACGCTGCCGCATTAGGGTTAGAGGCTCGGAGATTGAACGCTGTGGTTATGCCAGAAAATCTTGGCGGGGCATACAGGCACGTCTATGAACTGGACCCTGTTCTCTCCGCCATGGCGCCTTGGCAGGTCACCGCCGACGGGATTCAGTCGGGAGATATTAGCGTGGGGCAGCGGAAGGTCCGGCGGGGCACCATCGCGGCGGCCCGGGAGTGGACGGCCTGGGAATGGCTCTCCGTGATGATCGACCAGGCCTCGTGGAGTTGGTCGGCTGAGGCTGTCGTCGGGAGCCTGGCGCTGCAATGTGTCGCGTACAGCACGAACCTGAGTCCGACGACCAACACGCTGACCACGCTCCGCAAGGCACGGCCCAATCCCTACCCCGATGTGCTCTTCCGCCAGGCGCGCATCCGGCTTGGCCCCTACAGCACGGGCACGGCTCTGAACAGCACGCACCAACTGGCGTGTGCCAGCGCCAGTGTGACGCTCCAAAACCAACTGGCCGCGACATTTGGCCCTCGCACAGGACAGCACCCCGAGGAGTATGAGCGGAGCGGCCCGCCCATCGTGCTGGGCAGCCTGCAGCAGCCGCGCTACACCAGCAACACGCTCGTGAGTGCCTGGGAGGCGAATACGCGCTATATGCTGGAGATGGTCTTTACTGGCCCACGTATTGCTGGGACGGCGTTCAACTATCAACTCACGCTGTATGTGCCGGGCTTGTTCTTTACGCAGGTCGAGCCGTCCCCGCTGTCGGTGGGGCGCTCCAGTCTGCCGCTCAACTGGTTTGCGGCGGCCCCGGATGTCACGCCGGCCGGTTTTCCGACGACTGCCCGGCAGGGCCCATTAATTCTTGAGGTGATCAGTGGCGTTGCTGCCCATGGCTTACTCTAAGAAGGACGGGATCTATGCCCCTCATCTGTACGAATAGAGCGGAGCGGCTCACGGCCCGGTTTCCCGCAGAGGTGTCCCAGGAGGTGACCATGCTGGCGCTGCTCTGGGGCGCAGCCAAAGCCGCCCTGGCCGACGCGACCGGCGAGCCTCTCCCAGAGGCACTCCTGGCCTTTGACGCCCTGCTGGCCGACGCCACGACGCCTGCCGAGGAGGGCGACAGCGTGGCCGAAATCTACTACCACCGCCTCACAAATGCCGAAATGGAAGAGTTGGTAGAGGCGAACAGTGAGCGCGGCGTGCTGCACAATCAGCGGTACTGGCTCCAGGTGTGTCAACGGGCCGTGGATGCCTGGAATAACCAGGTTCTGGACGTGGACCTGAACCCGATCCCCGTGCCCACGCAGCGTGACCGGATTGCGGCCATCGTCGCGAATTTCCCCGAGCATGTGTTGCCGGTCCTTGCCACGTTGGCGCGCACGCACATGCCGGAGGAGATCAAAAAAAACTATATGGCACGCTATCCCGGCATTTCGCGTTTACGAACAAGCACACACGCCGGGAGTTTACCTGTGGGGACTGTCGCGAACGGGACTATGGCCGCACCGGGGAGCGCCCCCCCTGCGATACCGGAGGGCTAGCGGCGTGTCCGTACTGGGAGTCGCACCGGGCCAGCCCTGGCGCGGCGACGGATGTTGAGGAACAGCGCGCGCTGCGCCTCTACCAGCAGAGTGAGACGCTCGGGGGTGTCGACGGGTGGCGCGTGGGCTTGGAGCGGGTGTTGCAGTTTCAGGTGGTGCGTCTGAGCCCAGCCGACGCAGAAGCCTTGCAGATCCGCTTGCTGTGGTTGGCAGAGTACCTGCCGCCGATGCGGGCGGCGTTTTGGGGTGAGCAACAAGGATAGCGTATGCCGCCGATCATTCTGACCATACAAGTTGATGACCGCGGAACACCAACGATAAAGTCCTTCGCCGGGGAAGTGCAGAAGGCGGGTCAGTCGATTAACCAGGGCGCAACGCAACCTTTTCAGCAAGCGACGAAGGCTAGTGAGGGCTTTCTCGGGTCGTTGGGGGGTGTCCTCAGGGCTGGCGCGGGCTTTGCAGTCGGGTTTGCCGGTGTTCAAGGCCTCGCTGGCCTTTTCGCCTCTGCGGCCAGTGGGGCTGCCGGGTTTGAAGCTGCCCTCGCCAACGTCAATACGTTGGGCATCAAAAGTGTCACGGTGCAGCAACAATTACGTGAGCAGGTGCTGCGGCTCCCTCCTGCCTTGGGCTCATCGACAGACCTTGCACGTGGTCTCTATGAGGTACTCTCGTCTGGCGTCGAACCCGCGAAGGCCGTGGCGTTCCTCGAACAATCCGCACTCCTGGCAAAAGCGGGCCTGGCCTCTCTCGATGTAACGACGATCGCCCTCACTAAGACGATGGCCGCCTATAATATTCCAGTCGAAGAAGCCGGCCGTGTGAGCGACATCCTCTTTAAGACGGTCGAGATTGGCCAGGGCAACCTCAACCAGTTCGCCGGCGCACTGCCCCAGGTGACCCAGATTGCCGCCAGCCTGGGGATTTCACTGCTCGACACCTCCAACGCGATGGCCACGTTGACCCAGACCTTCCGCAATGCCGACACGGCGGCCACCGGCTTTCGTTCCCTCTTGCAACAACTGATCCAGAATAGTGACCAGTTTTTGGCTCTCGGGATCAATATTCGCAAAGTGATTAGCGAAGAAGGACTTCTCGGCGTCGTCAAGGTGTTGCAAGACGTGTCACAGGGGAGCTCGGAACGGCTGCGCACGTTTATCAATGACATCGAAGGGTTTAACGCGGCGCTGGCCTTGACCGGCCCCCAGTTCAACACCCTTCTTGCCAACCAACAGAAGTTTGCCCAAGCCACCGGGTCTGTCGCTGCGGGCGTGCAGGAGCAGGCGAAAACGACCCAGGCGGCCTGGGCCGAGTTTGTCAATTCCACAGAGCGACTCACGCAGCAACTGGCCCCGCCTCTTCTCGATTTTGCGACCAAGGTCTTTCGGATTGCGAGTGAGGATGTCGCCTCGTTAGGTGCGGCGGTGCGCGGGGAACTCCTCCCGCATGTTGTCAAGAGCATTGAAACACTGACCGCATCGGAAGATGCCCTGAACAATGTCTCCCTCGCCTACCTCAAGACGAGTGGGGCGACGGCCGAGACGGCCCAGCAAACGGTCCTCGCCAAGACGGCCCAGGAAGCCCTGAACAAAGTCTATGCCGATGCCAACGCGGCAGCGCTGGGGTTGTCCGAAGGGCTGAAGAAGCTCCGCGAGACAGCAGGCGCGGCCATTCCTGAGAAAGAGCTTGAGCAACGTATCAAGGCCGTCATCGACAATCTCCAGGCCATGCAGCTCTCGGGCGTGTTCTCAGCCAAGCAGATTCGCGACGCCTATGAGAATGCGGCAAAAGTCATCCGGGACGAGTTTGGTGGCCTCGTCCCACAATTTAAGGAATTTTATGACGGCTATCGCGCGGGGGCAGAGGGGAGCGCGGCGGGGATTTCCCGCGCTTTTCAAGATAGCGGTCTCAAAACGCGGGCACAGTTGCAAGAAACGGCGATAGAGGCCATTAATCGATTCAAGCAGATTTTGGATTCTGGCCAAGCGACCCCGCAGCAACTGCTAGCAGAGTGGCAGAAGGTCCTCAAGCAAATCACCGATGCCGGCTTTAAGACCTTACCACCGGGCATGCAAGAAATTGCCAACCGGATGCGGGAGATCTTTCGGAAGCTCGGCATTGAGATGCCGAAGCTGGTTCTGGATGCATTCGGCCAGGTGGACGCGGGAGGCAAGAAGCTTGCCGACAGCTTTGACACGACCTTCAGAACGGTCAACGAAACTATCGCCAAGTTTGGCGCCAATTTCCGCCAACATCTCGATGCGACCCAGGTCAAGGCGGCCGAGGATCTCGGTATTATCGCACGGCGCGCTATCGAGACCGGCGAGGCGCTCGATGAGGGCCTTGGCGGTGGGGCCGAGCGCGCTCGTGACCGCACCCTCACCGCCCTCGACCAAGCCGCCAAGGCTGCCGAGCGGGTGCGCATCAGCTTTGAACAGCCATTCTCGACGACCAAAGAGGGGCTCCTGAAAGAACTCACGCAAGCTCGCCAGGAGTTTCAGAACGTGCAAGACGTCCCTGGCGCTCGGGGCTTTGCCGAGTTTGCCCGGGCGCGCATCAAGGAGCGGATCGCCGCCATTACCGATCGGCTCGCAGCGCTTGGCATCATCATCGACGAGGTGACCAAGAACCCGTTTGCCAAGCTCCAGGAGCAGATTCCGCCTGCGGGCACGACGACCGGTGGCAGTGGCACCACCACGACGACCACGGGGCCCACCAGCCCCGGTGGGCGCCCTGGCGGTGGCGCGGGTTTCCTCACCCCTGGGCTGCTTGGGGGGGGTGGCGGGACCGTGACGCCCGGCCCGGCGTCAGGCGCTCCCGTCGGGGGCTTTCTGCGCCCGGGCGATGTGCGGCGCCCTGGGGATCGTCTAGGCATCCCTGGCTTGCCTGCGCCCACCGGGCCGGGCTTCCTCCAGTTTGGCGGGCAAATCTATGTGCTGCCTACCGAGGCCGCTGGCCCCAGCGCGCTCGTCCCTGGGCAGCGCCCCGGGACCGCCCCGAATCGTGGGCCGGTCATCAGCGGCAGCAGCACGCCACCCATCACCATTGCCCCCCCGCAGCGCCCGATTCGCACGGGCGGCGGCGGCGGCGGCGGACTGGGCGGGGCAAGTTTACCTGGGGCCAATCTTGGAGGCGGAGGCGGAGACACGAGTAGCCCTGCGGGGCCGAGTAACGACTTTTTCAGCCAGCGGGGGACGCGCCAGGTGACCATTCAGACCCTCACTATCATGTCGCCAGGGATGACGCGTGGCGATGCCCAGCGATTTGTCACCGACATTGCGCCCGCGCTGAACGAGGCCCTGCGCCGGGGGGAGATTGGGTAATGGCTACCCCCGCCGTCGTCACCAGTGGCGTAACCGATATCACCGCTGTGCAGACCTGGAACCAGTACC